ACCAGCTATATAAATCTTGTCGTCCTTTGCAACTATCTGATAATTATCATTTACGATTCGTTGCACTACACTTCCATCAGGGTGAACTTCCTGAAACGTTCCTGACCTATGATAAGTTGAAAGTCTTTCTTTACCAAGTGTATCGTCCACTTCAATAACATGACCTGACTCTGATTGATACACTTTATTATATGGATATACTGGTTGTGCAACTGAGTCGGGGAAAGTGTGTCCTTCTATTTCAATCTTCTTATCTAATACAGAATCACCACGTGCAAGGCTTGACACATCAGAAGAATCGGTGTATAATGGGTAGTAGGGTAACATATCTTCAGTTACTTCTAACTCTTCAATAGTAGAACCACTTGCATCGTAATTGATTTTTAATTCTTTTGGTGTTTTGGGTGCAGTGTCTAAGGCACTTGTAAGTCCATGAGTTCTACGTGAGTCTTGTTCGGGATTTGCTTGGTCGGGTGTTCCTTCATAATCTGCAACTGTTAATCTTCTTGGGTCATTAAATCCTTTATCCACACTTCTTGATTGTGGATTACCCAATGCATCAACTCTATATCCTACTTGTGGAATACCAGTAGATACACCAGTGACAACTGGGTCTTGACATGCACTGTCTCTAAAGAATCCAAAGACTGTTGAACCTTCCACTAAACCATGTTGTGTTCCTAAACCCGAAAGACCAGCAGAAGTTGTTGGAAGTATAACTTGAGCCCATGGTAAATCGGGTGTTGCAATATTTAATTTACTATCTGTATGAGACCCATGTATACGAACACGAACCCTTCCAATCTTTAGAGGGTCATGTCTGTCTTCTACTATTCCAAAAAATGTTTTCATTATACTATCTTCGGCCCTTCTGCATCTTCTAATGGTTTTGCTTTTGCAATATCTTTTGCATAACTTTCTTTAACACATTCTAAATTCAGTTCACCTTCTTTATCGGGTACGTTTAAAATAACAGAAAGGTCTGTAATTAGATATCTATTATCATTAAGTTCGTCTTCTCTACCTGAACCCGATTCAGGTTGTGGTATATCAAGTTTAATTACAGTTCCTACTGTTAAGTCTGTTCTCATAGGTATGGTGACAATGATTCTATGTTGTTGTAGTGTTTCTAATAATGCACGTCTTTCTAATTTTGCATTGTCTTCGTATTTCAATCCTGAAAAGGTTTCAGGTGAGTCTACTGTTGTCTCATTATCAAATAGGTGTGTTGTAGTGTAATCAGATTCTACAATACTGTCAAACTCTTTGTTTGGTGATAAGTCAATATCAACTTCGGTTACTGCTGGTGATTGTGTATCGTCAATCATATTCTCTGTAGTAAGTGTCTTCTCAAACTCACCCGTTCTAATCATTGGGAATCCCGATAGGTGTTTACCACGTTTCATTGTTTGGTCTAAGTCATATACAAATTCTTGTTCTTGTTTCTTAACTGGGTCATATACTTTTTGTAATGAACCATATGCACCACCAACTGTTCCTCTAAGTGTATCAAATTGTTGTGGTTTGTAATATGTTTTTATCATAGAGTTTAAACCACCCTCTGCATTTAAGTCTATAGTTTCAGTTCCTAAATCACCACTTCTTGGTTTGAATGAAAAGTTTATTGGAAACTCTCTACCCATCATAGTGTCAATAGAACTAAATCTAAATCCACCATTAAGTGTTTGATAGAAGAACATACCATTCTTCCATTCTGCATCGTCACCAATGTTTGATTCTGTGACAACGTAATCTACAAACTTTGCAACTGTCCAGTTAGGACATATAAATTGTAAATTCTTTGGTTCTGTTTCTTCAAATGCATCGAACTCAGCAGGTTTTATATTTGCTTCTTCTATCAATGCATTCTGTAACATTCTGTCATAAGAACCTCTCATGACTTTACTTAATCTTCTTCTTCTCACAAAGAACATTCTTGGGTCACAAAAATTCAACTTATATACTTGTGTTCCTTCTTTTGCTCTTTTGATATCTGATACTTTATAGATTCTAAATGTTTTATCAATTGTGAATTTCTTTTCGGGTTCTTGATTAAGACCTTCTTTTTGTTTTAGAGATACACGAATAAACTCTTGACCACTAAGACGATAGTTGGATAAAATGTTAAGTCCGTCTAAGAGAATTATGTTACCCGTGCAAAACTTATTATAGATAGACTCAAAGAGTTCTATAGTCAAAGTCAAATCGGTTACATCGATTGATTCACTTTCTTGGTTTACAATCGATAATGATTCAATTGAAAACTCACCTGCTTTAAAGTTTCCACTCATGATGACATTACTTTACCAAATTCTGCAACTACCCTTTTTATGAATTCAGGTTTTATAACCTTTATGTTTCTTTTAACTTCGTTTAGTTCCCATTCATTATCATAAATTGTTTTTTCATACATACCATTTGTAAAGGTATTGGATTTGTTTCCGTCTGAATCATGGTAATAAGCAGCTCCGTCTTCCATGTTGATACCATTTTTTACAGTACATGAATGATTACTGATAGAACCAGTTATAACTTCGTTTGCTTCAAACCTATCACCCTCAGTTCCTATTCTTGAAAAGTTAGGTTCTACACTCGTTACCTTTGCACTTATTGTTTTACCACCTCTTAAACATGAAACTGTTTCACCTAAAAGAAACTTACTGGTTGCACTTACGATATCTGATTTGTTATATGTCGTTACGTAATATCCACCATAATGTGTATCAATGTAATTCTCAAAAGTTTCATTATCTTTCCACCAGTCGTAATAGTTATTGAAGTCGTTTACTAAAAAGAATGTCCAGTGTAAATCACTGTCACCATATAAATTAGTTGCAACTACATCAGGTCTATCTCCTTCTTGTAATTCAAAGAAGTCGTATTCTATAATACTGTTAACTGCAGATTGGTCTACCTTAGATTTCCTAAAGAAATCTTTTATGGTAATAACTTTACCACTATCTAAAGTGTATTGAATCTCGGGAAAGTTTTTAAAAAATTTAGTTGCCATTATCTACCACTCCTGCTTGAAGTCTTTCCATCATCACCATTCCACCAATCTCTCCAACGTTTCCTTCTCGCAGCTCTTCTCTTCTGTCTACGTTCTTTTCTCTTTGTCCTTTTTGAAACTTTCTCTTTCTGTTCTTGATTCTTCTCAAAGTTCTTACCAGCATTAGTTCCCAATAATGATTCATTACCTGACCCAATATTAACAGCACGTGATGATTTAGATATTTGTTGGAATGTCTCTTGAGTAACAATTTTGATTTCTGTAAATTTCAAACCCATAGTTGTAGATACTGGATATCCGTCTTCAAACATCTTAGTTGAATGAGCAACGTCCACACCAGTTAGAACACATGGTAAGAAATCATCATAGTGTTCTGCAATAAGACCTTCGTATGTTATGTCAAAAAGATTTGGATAATTGAAATAGGATTCTGCAGCTCCTTCTTTTTCAGCAGCTCCATAAGTGTCGGGTAACATTGCAGTCTTAAATGTCCATATGATATCTTCAACTGCTCTTGCTTCGTCTTGGTTTTTAGGATAGAATTCATAATCAAAACTATGACTTCTAAAATCCACACCCTCAAACATTTGTTCTTCCATAGGGTTCTTTGCCTTACCATACATGAAGTTAGATACTCCACCCGTGACACTATCTGCAAGTTTGGTTAATCCACTTTGAACCATTTCTTCGAATGCACTACCGAATTGTGCAGTTCCGTCTGCAATACCAGCGGCATTTCTAATATTTGCACCAACTGCTATGGTACTCCATTTAACGTCTTGACTGAAATCTAATTCTGCAGGCACGTATAATGCAACTGCAACACTTTCATTTGATAATAGGTTCTTTCCATTATCACTACCACCACCTCCACCAAACATTCCAACTCCCTTACCTTCTCTTCTCTTTCTTGGTCTTGTCGTAAATACAATATAAGAGTCAAGTGACTCTATAGGATATTGTAAGTCTCTAGTTATGGTTAAAGGTACTTCTCTCGCAGCTTGTCTTGCAACGTTTGATGCATCTTGGTTTTTTTGCAACGAGGCACGTCTTTCATTTAAAAGATTTTCTGATTTTGCCTTTTCACTTGCAAGCATGTCTTTATCATATGTTCCTTTATATGATTTACCTTCGAGTTTTGACTGGATTCCTTTTAAAGATTTGACAGCACTGGACGCTTGGTTTACTTTGTCTAATAGTTTATTGATTGATGCCATTGATTCTGAACCTAAATACTTAAAATTATGATTACTAGTGTTATTTATGTCTAGAAAAAGTTATTCTGGCAAGTTTAAACCAAAGAACTATAAAAAATATAAGGGTGACCCCACCAAAATTATCTATCGTTCACTTTGGGAAAGAAGATTCATGGTCTATTGTGATAATAACCCTAGCATAATCGAATGGGGAAGTGAAGAAATCATTATACCATACAGAAGTCCAATAGACAAACGTGTTCATAGGTACTTTCCTGACTTTTATATCAAGTATGTCAATGCAAAAGGACAAGTTATACGGGAAATCATAGAAGTAAAACCCAAAAAACAGTTATCACCACCCAAAGAACCCAAAAGAAGGACTCAAAGATACCTAAAAGAGGTTGCAACTTACGTTGTTAACCAAGCAAAGTTCAAAGCAGCTAATGAATTCTGTCACGATAGGAAATATGGATTCAGAATTCTTACAGAAGACCACTTAGTCAAATGAAAAAACTAATTGCATTCGATTTAGACGGGGTTTTAATTGATTCAATACGAAATATGAACCTGAGTTGGGACATTGTAAGAGACAAACATAGTGTTGAAGTGCCTTTTGAAGAATATGCAAGTCATATCGGTAAACCATTTCCTGACATTCTCACTGCATGTGGTATAATAGACAATCAACGTGCAATCAAAGAGACCTATGACGAGGCAAGTTCTATGTGTCTTGACGAAGTTACCATATATGAAGGTACGATAGACACACTAGATTGGTTAAAAAGGAATGGATTTAAGATTGCAATCTGTACTTCCAAAGATATGAAGAGAGTTAGGAAAGTAATTGCAAGTCTTATCTTAGAAGGAAAGAAATTTCCTGAATTTGATTATGTCTGTTCACCGAAACAAGGGTTGAGAGGGAAACCAGCTCCTGACCAACTACTAAATACAATTGCACACTGTAATGTAGACCCACATGAAACATTCTATGTAGGTGATATGGAATCAGATTATCATTGTGCAAATAGAGCAGGTGTAGATTTTATACATGCAGAATATGGTTATGGAGATTTTGAGTGCAGTCTGAAGATACAATCAATCAAAGCAATAAAAAAATTGTTGGTCTAATCCCAGCAAGATATCATTCCACTAGGTTTATGGGTAAACCATTAGAACCTATTTTAGGAATTCCCATGATTCAACGGGTGTACTCACAAGCAGTACAGTCAAAATTACTTTCAAGTGTTATAGTGTTAACAGATAATGTCGATATTTACGACTACTGCGAGCGCATGCGCATGAACTGTCACATCGTTGACAATGAAAATATACTAACTGGAACAGATAGGTGTGCATATGGAATCAAAGATATTGAAGGAGATATCTTCGTAAACATACAAGGAGACGAACCACTTATCAATCCTGATGCAATTGATAAACTAATTGAAGAACATGTACTGGGTTGTGTCTCTAATGCATATGTTGAGTTAAATTTCTATTCAGAAAAAAGACATGATAACAATGTGGTGAAGGTTGTGACTGATTCATATAATAATGCATTATACTACTCACGTCTTAGTATACCATATTATCAGAAAGAAGAGTCCATTGTCAAGCAACAATTAGGGTTATATGCATTCAATAGAGAGTTCTTAGAAATGTTTCCACACCTTCCAGTCCGTGAATTGGAGAAAAGTGAATCAGTAGAAATGTTAAGATTTGTAGAGAATGGATTTAAAGTTAAAATGGTTGAAGTGGAAGACGAGGGTTATTCGGTAGACACACCTGACGACTTGAAACGAGTTGAAGAAATATTAAGGAAAAAATTATGTTGATACACTTGAAAGAACAAGAAGATTTTGATAAAGTAGAATCACTATTCAATGAGATTCGTGAAGAATCAAAACCCAAACTAATGACCTTTGGAGACTTATTAAAGTTTCCGTCAATCATGCAAGGTGTAAAAATGGGTGCAAGAAACTATGTTAAATCACTTTGTAAGTATAGTAAGAATGACCCGTGGTTATTATCAGACGGGAAAAGTAATAACGATTGGTTTGACGAAACAATTCAGAAGGCACTTCAACCAGCAAAACTCTACAATAAAAGAATGGAGAATCAAGAAGACAATGGTTTCTTTCATGCAAGTAAATGTAGATTCCTTATAGACGAATGGAAAAAGAATGGTTGGTATTCATATCCACAAGGAGTTATGAAACCTGACTTAACAGTGTTCTTTCACCCAGGCTCTTGTAGACAATATGCAATGTATCTTGCAAAAATGGTAGACCAACCAATCATATTTTGGGATTGTCAAAACGAAATGTTTGATAGAGAGATATTAGATTATGAAACATGGTCAAGTATCTTTACTAGAGTTGATAAAGCACAATGGGTAGACACTAGAGATTTTGCAGAAGGGACACCAGGCTTTGCAAAGAAACCAATACTAGAATGGCATGTTGATGAGAATAGACCTATGTATTACTTAACTGCATATCGTATTCAATCAGAACTATTTAATTTCAGAAAACCACGTCTGTTTGGTGATACACTTGTTGAAGATGTCTTTGAAGACAATAGTAATTGTTTAGAGATACACATGAAAGACAATAAAACATTCGTTGAATCAGACTTAGACTATATCATGCAAATTCCCTTTGAAGAAAAAGAATGGGAATGTCCAACATTTACAGCAATAAAAAGTTTCTAAAAGCATAAATAATAGACAATGACTAGTCTATTTGAAAAACTTGAAAATGAAACTCCTGAAGAATTAAAACGTAGGAGTCTTACAAGTTTAGATTGGTTTAGAAATAATGTAAGAGACATTAGAATAAGACAAGACCAAGCACTAAGAGAGGGTGAAATCGTCACTCAATTAGAACTAGGTAAGATGTATATGTATTATTATGATGCAAAATGGCAAGACAAGTTACCATACTTTGATAAGTTCCCTTTAGTGGTTCCTATTAGAAAGTACCCGACTGGATTCTTAGGTCTTAACTTACATTACGTTGCACCTCGTTACAGAATGATACTGTTAAACGAGATGTTTGAGTATCTAAACAACACAAATATGGACGAGTCAACAAGATTTAGATTGACATATGAATTGTTAAGGTCTGTATCTCGATTGAAATACTTTAGACCTTGTTTAAAAGAATACCTTTATGGTCAAATCAGAAGTCAATTTAGTTTAGTTCCTTCACGATATTGGGAACTAGTTGCAATGTTGCCTATGCAGAAGTTTACAGTCAACGCAAATACAGTTTATTCAGAAAGTAGAAGGAAATTTACATGAAATCAAAGACAGACATATCACAATTCTTATCATACTTTGACGCAGGTGCAAGAGCAAACCGATTCGAAGTTCTAATACTTAATGACGATTACTTCAACACTAAAGACGGACACTACTATCGTTGTGTAAGTGCAAACTTGCCAGGCATTGCAATGAATACAAATACTGAAGATACTGGTTGGTCGGGTAGTAGAGAAATCCCCGATGGAACTATTGATTATGGAGACACTATAGCACTAACCTTTTTATGTGATAGTAGTTTCTACGATAGGTTCCTAATCGATATGTGGTTAAGAGATATCTATGAAGGATATCCTGATGTCTCTGCAGATAGTAGAGAAATGGGAACAATGAGAAAACCAGTTATGAGATACATAGACGAATACACTGGTGAAATTATGATAAATCAATTAAGACTGGGTGGTTCACCTGCTCTACAATACAGATTCTTTGATTGTTACCCAGTTAGTTATTCAGAACAAGCATTATCAAATACAGATACAGAAATTATGAAGTTTGAAGCAACATTTAGTTACAAAGACTTCTTAGTAGACTACCCACCCAATAAGGACGAACCCCGTAAAGTCGAACCAAAAAATAATGGTGCTGGTGGGAGTATAAATAAGGGAAGGGGTTTACTGGACGCAACATTAGATACACTTAAGGTTGCATCACGATTTAGTCCAAAGGCAGGTGAATACCTGACTAAACTAAGTACAGTAGATACGCAGCTCACTCGAGGTAGAAACATCAATAGAAATTATGGTGGTCTATTCGGGGGAGATGATTAAATTAAAAAAGTGAGGATAATATAATGGCATTACCTATACAGGCGACACCAACTTATGTTACAGTTCTCCCAGTTAGTGGTTTTGAGGTAGAATACAGACCATTCTTGGTAAAGGAACAGAACATATTAGTTCAGGCAAAAGAAGGTGACGATGCAAAACGGACTATGCAATCCGTTAAAAAATTATTGCAGGCAGTAACCAATGACAGTATCGTTATTGAGGACTTACCAACTACAGACATGGAATGGTTATTCATTCAAGTCCGTAAAGTGTCGGTGGGGGAAACTTCAAAGTTGATGTTCCCTTGTGGAAACACTACATGTTCAGAGACAGCAGACCTGACTCTAAACTTAGACGACATTCGTGCAGAAGGTGAAGTTCCTGAAGATGAAACAGTTATGATTACTGATAAGGTAGGTTTGACACTTAGTGTACCAACTGTAAGTCACGTTGAGGACATTGCAGAACTTGACGAACAGAATCAGGCGGTAGAACTAATTAAACAATCTATTGTTAATATATTTGATGAAGAACAAGTATATGAAGGTGCAGATTTAACTCGTGAAGAACGAAACGAATTTGTAGATTCATTAACGTTCCCTCAATTGGAATTGTTAGGTGGTTGGTATGACGGATTACCAAAACTTACTCATACAATTGAATGGACGTGTGCTGGTTGTGGTGAAGAGAACAAGACGAAGCTAGAAGGAATACAGAATTTTTTTTAATAGCTCTTTCTCATGAAAGTGTGTTCAATCATTATAACACTAACTTTCAGTTAATGCAACATCATAAGTATTCGTTAACTGAGTTAGATAATATGATACCTTGGGAAAGAGAGATTTACATAAGACTTCTCATGCAACATCTTGAAGAAGAAAAATCCAAGCATGATGCTGAACAAGCAAAAATGCGAAGAAAATAATGATAAATCATAGAAGGTACAATTATGGCAGACACAATTATAAAGGAGAACAACACTACCAATGAAGTAGAAATCTCCCTTGATAAGTACATGAAACTTATTGACCAGTTAGATGAACAGGAAGATAAAATTAAGGAAATGCAAGACGAGGCTAAGAAAGCTAGGTCACAACTTGCACCACCTAAAAGAAAATTCATGGATTTATTCTTAGACGATAATGATATAAACGAAAAATCAATCATAGGATTTATATCATTTGCTTTAATGACTGTATTCGGTATTTGTGACTTAGTCACTGCATTCGCAGGACAAGACTTAGTTATCTCAGATACAATCTACACGTCATTCGTAGTAGTTACACTTGGTGCATTTGGTATCAGTGAAGCTGGTAAAGCATTTGGTGGAAAATAGGACATAACATATGGCAACCGATGACGGAAGCAAAAGTATACGAGAACAACGGGAAGACTTAGCAAACGAAATTAAAGACGTTAATTCTAAACTGAAGCCTGGTTTTCAAAAAATCATTTCAGACTTAGAGGAAGTTTCTCCCCAAGTTGCAAAGATAACTGCAGACTTTAGAGAGTCTAGTAGGGATACCTTTACGGGTGCTTTAGCAACTAAGAAATTAAAAAACCTCACTGGTCTTGTAGACAAATATATGTCCGAGGGTGCCGAAGCACTTGACCCCAAAGAATTAAAACAATTAGAAAAGAACTTCTCATCAGAAGTTGCTGGTGTGACTGAGGTCTTCGACTTTGAAGGCATGAGACAGGCACAACTAGAATTCAATGAAACCCAAGACAAGCTACAAGCACTTGAAGACGGGAAACAAGCAAGACTAGAAAAGTCAATGGCAAACAATAACGTTCTTGCAACGTTAGATAGAGAGATTGAAGAAGCACGTTCCAAGTCAATTGGATTACAAGGTGCAGCCTTAGAGGCAAACACCAAACTTATAGAAGATTTACAAAGAGATAGAGAAGACAAAGCAGATAAAATGACGGCTGCCTTCGATAGAGAAATTGCAGCCGAAAGAAAAATCTTAGAAGAAAGAACTGAGGCACTTTCTGAAACAACAGACGCATACAAAAAAGGTTTAGAAGAAGCAACCAAAAGTGATAAACTAGAAAAGTTTAGTGGTGGTATTAACGAATTAACTGGTATTGATATACTTGGTTTTGCAGATACAGTCACTAAGAAAGTAAATGCTATCAGTGACGTAATGGGTAGTATTGGTGAAACACTTGGTGGTGGTTTCAAAGGAATGA